CGGGGTCGAAGTCGATGAAGCTGGTCGCCTTGAAGAACTCGACGTCGGCGGGGTTGGCGTCCGAGCCCGTGAACCGCACCCGCGACGGGTTGGAGCCCGCGTCGGTGTTGCCGAAGAAGATCCGCCCCTTGTAGAAGGTCACGTACTTGGCCTTCGGGTGGTTCCCCGCGGCGTCGGCGGTGGTGCCCAGGCGGCTGGCGGTGGTGCCGTTCCACTTCAGCGAGGCGTCACTGTTGTTGACGATGTAGGCGTTGCCGTTGGCCACCACGCCCGCGTTGACGGTGCCCGCGGTCTGGGTGGAGCTGGCGGGTGAGGTCTCGGCGAACGCCGAGTCCAGCACCTTCATGTTCTGGCCCAGACGGATTGCCAGCAGCGTGTTGGTACCGCTCGGCTTGTTGTACGGCAGCAGGAACTCAAACGAGTTGGTGCCGTCCGTGGTGCTCCGCTGAACCGACCCGAGGCGCTTCTTCACGCTGCCGCGGATGTCGAAGTCGACGTTCTTTGAGTCAGGCGTCTCGCTGTCTTTGACATGCAAAGCATCGGCGGACAACACGAGGCCGCCGCCGAAGTTGAAGAACTCAAAGAGCTGTCGCCTGGGGGGCATTAGTAGACGTCCTCCCATGGCCAGCGAGGCGGAACGAGCGTGTCAACGGGCGCCTGGCCGCCGAGCAGCAGCGGCGAGCTGGGCTGCGCCTTCAGAAGGTCGTTTCGCATGCCTACGACGCCGTCGCCGAAGCGCTTGCGATACTCGCTCGAGGTCTCGAGGTCCACGAGCTGCATGTGGACGCGCGCCATGGCGCCGTCCTTGATCACGCTGTCGTAGCGCGTGGGCGTCTGCGGCGTGTCGAGGTCGCCCGCCAGCGCGTCAGGGATCTTCGAGTACACGACCCGCACGTCCACCGCCCCAGGCGGTGGCCACAGCACAAGCAGCTCGTTCTGGATCACCGTCCAGTAGGCGGCCTTGCCAGCCCCTGGCGTGGCGGTGTTCCCGAATGGGTTGTACGCGAAGTACTGCTCGGGCGGGATGTAGCGCAGGTCGATGCCGCCCGACTGCACACGGTGGATGCGGTGCGCCTCCAGGTTGGCGGCGATCGACGACATCGCGTACTCGACCTGGCTGGGGACGGCGGTGAAGTCCGCCTTGGTCACCAGGAACGGCCACGGGTCGTCCCCGAGCGCCTCCAGGTAGGCCTCGTTGACGTAGAGGTTGAGCTGGGGGTCACTGATGTCGCCCGTGTCCACGTCGGCCTGCGCGCGGATCTGCGACCGAAAGGCCTGCAACGTGGTGGTCGACATGGGTTACCCCGAGAAGCCGAAAATCAGCAACTCAAACTGACCCGTGGCGGCGGTGGCGCCCTGCTCGACGCCAGCCAGCGAATAGAGCTGGAGCGCACGGGTCGCGGTGTTGAAGCGAGGGACGCCAGACCAAGTGCCCGCGGGGATGATGTCGCCGACCAGCAACACGCCCTGGATATCCTTGATGCCGACGTCAGGCAGGACGGTGCCGCCCGCGGCATAGGTACCCGAGGCGACAATGCGGCAGCGCACAGCACGGAACGCGCCCGAGCGCTGCGGCGCCACACCTGGCACCGCCAGGATTTCGGGGTGCAGGTTGAGCTGAGCGTCCCTACGCTGGGACACAGTCCAAACAGCAGGCATGAATTTCTCCTTTGGAGAGGGGGAGTGCTTCGAGCTGGGGGGCCCTACCCGCACTCCCCCCCGCTTATGGGGAAACCGCTTAGGCGGTCTTCCCAGTCAGCTTGCCCTGGCGCGACGGGTTGCTCGTCACCATGTTTCCGTAGGTCAGGATCTGCATGAACCGAGCGTCAAGGTCGTGACGCCGAATCCACGGGGTGTTCCTGAACCACGTATTGGTGTGGCCGAGCAGCTTCAGGTACCTCGAGTTGAGGAAGTACATGACACCCGTCTGGCAGTACAGGTCGAACATCAGGACCATCTGCTTGAACGTCAGGTTGGTGAACCCGCCGTCCGCGGTCCTCATGTCGGTGTACCGCGCCTGGGGCTGCAGCAGGCCCTCGTACTTCTCGAACAGGGTCTGCGTGGTGAGCCCGAGGTCAGGGTGGTCGTTGCCCTTGGAGGTGGAGTTGTAGAGGGTGGTCATGCGGCCCAGGGTCAGCACCTCGGCGGTCGGCTCCACGACCGACTTCCAGAAGGCGTTACCGCCAACGGTGCGGTCGATGCCCCCGATGAACCCCGAGGTCGAGCCACCCGAACCAGCGGGCGCGTTGACGTCGGAGACCAGGGCGGCCAGGCCGAACCAGTCCTTGCCAGCGTTCCCCGACCCGTCCGCGAAGAACATGGAGTCGAGGGTCTCGGCGATGGTCATCTCGGTGAGCTGGACCTTGGCGTCCAGCAGCTTCACGATCGCGGAGGGGCCGTTGTTCTTGGCTTCCTCGATGCCCGAGATGGCCACGACGCCAGCGAACTGGCGCCAGGCGTAGTTGGCAGCGTCGAACTGCGCGCTCTGGGCGTTGGTGATCTGCGTGGTGAACGCTTCGTAGTCAACGTACGACAGCGTCACCGCAGGCTTGACGGCCATGATCGGGACCACGAGCTGGGCCCCGCCGTCTTCCTTGTCCAGTCGACCAGCTTCCTGCAGCCAGTACAGCAACGGGTTGGCGCGGAAGATGTTGTCCACCAGCTTCGGCTGGTGCTTGTTGGTGGTGGTCGACAGGATGGTGTCGAATGCAGCGTTAGCGGGCATCTAGGCTTCCTTTACGGAGCCTCACTGCCCCATGTCCACCTGAGACCAATCGGTGACGCCAAGCTCGCTCAGCGTCTGAGCGAAGGCCTGGCCGATGTTTTCGGGTTGTGGTTGGGGCTGGCGAGGCTGAGAGGCGGCGTTCAGGCCGCTGCGCGGGGTCTGCTGGGAGACTGCCTGCCTGATTTCCCTGGGAACGGAGGCCTGGGGCGGCTGGTAGTCGGGCTGAACCTGGGCGTTGCCAGGGAACCCCTCAGTGGCCCACTGCTCCATCCCCCTGGGAAGCTGGCTTCCCCCAGGCGGCTGGCCCGTGAGGTGATCAAAGGCCATCGCGCGGAACGCGGCCTGGACGTCGGGGATTTCGCGTTCGTTTGCGTAGGCGATCAGCTCGTCCTCGTCGTAGGGAATGCCCATCTGCTCAGCGAGCTGAGCGACCTGGGCGAGTTCGGCGTCGAGTTGCGCGTTGACCTGACGGTCCTCGAGCTGGGTGACGCCGCCCGTGAGCTGGTCGAGCTGTGCCTTCATTTCGAGCATCATCTGGACGAGCGGGTTGTTCACATCCAGGCCTTCCTCGCCCTCGATCCCTTCGACGGCGGGGTCGTAGACCTGGCTCTGAATCCCAGGCTGTTGTCCAGTGTTGGTCAGCTCCCGAAGGTCCACTCCCGTCGCCTGGGCAAGCTCGGCGATCGTGGCGAGTGGGTCGGCTTGAAGCGCAGCGACGAGCTGGGAGGCCGCATCGACCTGCGCTCTCTGTGCCGCCAGCCCCTGGGTCTTCTGGGTGTAGTCCGCTTGCCGCATGTAGCCGCGCTGCAGCTCTGACAGCGTGACCTGCTCTCCAGTCGGAAGCTGGAAGACTGGGTCGCCATCGTTCGGCTGACCAGTCAGAGCAACGGGCTGCGGGCCACCCTGACCAGGAATCGGCTGGTGGGAAACAGGGTCGCCAATAGGACCGTAAGTCATGGAGAACTCCCTTTCTTCGAGTGCGTGCTCAACCTCGTGTTCTGGTGCCCGCCAGAGTGAGGGAGCTGCGTGTTCGAGATCGGGCCCGACTCGGCCCTCTCAAGAATGAGGAAACTATCCTCTAACTACTAAGGGTGTTTTTTGCAACCCTCAGTAGACCGAGCGCTTGAAGGAAATCCTCGCGCGCTTGGAGTTGCGACCAGGACGGGACGCCGTGTCGGTGCGACTCGGGGCCCCTGCCCTGATGGTGTGGCCGCCGCCCGTGGGGTGGATGTGCTCGGAACCCTTGAGCGGGGGCATACCCCTGGTGTGCGGGCTCGGGCTGTGGGTGCCCTGCGGCCCCGCGGGCACGCGCTGAGGCAGGACCGTGGCCTTGTGGACCCTGGCCCGCTGGAAGATCGCGTTGCGGATCTGGTTGGTCCGCGCGCGGCCAGGGCGTCCACTCCCCTGGTTGGGGGCGTAGCCACCAGGAACCGAGTGCTTGGCGTAGTTCACGGCCTGGTTCTTGATGCCCTTGGCGCGGTTAGTGAGCGTTCTGACCGCCATGGTTTCTCTTTTCTGCTCTGTGTCGGATTGCGCGCTTCTTGGCGCCCATCGGGACGCCCTTGCATTTCGAGCCGTACTCGTCCGCCCAGCGTGCGGCCACCTCTGGTGCGTGGACGCGCATGGCACGCTCCTGGCGGCAGTTCTTGAACGGCATCAGGTGCTCGCGATCTTGCGAACCCCCAACACCACCCGAGTCGCCGCCGCGGTGGCCTGCACGATCTTCATCTGCACGCGGTTCCACGGCAGCACGTTGATCGTCTGCGGCGTGGCGGGCTGAGGGTTGGTGACCGTGATCGCCAGGGCCGAGTCGTAGGTCGCGCCGCCGTCCAGGGACGGCTCGATGGTGATCGTGGTCGTACCAGTCGAGTTGGTGACGAGCCCCGCGACCTCCAGGTTGTCGGCGTTCTCGGTGTTCAGCGGG